TTATACCAGCATTTGCACCACCACTACCCGCGCTGCGAACAATGCCACGATTGATCCGTAGGTAAGATTTTGTGGTGTTAACAGCAGTTTGCCCATTCAATGTGACAACTTCGTTTATTTCGTTGTAATCAGCGTCTAGGCCAAAAATCTCTACTGTTCTTGCACCCGTTCCTGCAGCAGTGTCGTCAGCGGAACTGCTTGATAGAGTCATTACTGTTGCTGATGCAGGATAGGCGTACAAACCACCTTGTTCCCAGATGGTTTCTTTTGAGTCTCCGACATCGTTGTTGTAACCAAACTTAAATGTCGTTTTATGGAATGATATTTGCCCACGAGCAACTTGAAGCTCAAACGGCTCGCTAGTTCCAACTCTGGATATAGAACTTACTTCACGAGCCATGAGAACCTCTTAATTATAAAACACCGTCATAGCGGTGATGTTTGTGAATGCAGAAACATAGATGTCGCTGACACGAATGCCATCAGACGGAATGTTTACTGAGTGAGAATCAGACGCAATAAAGTCTAGATCAAGAACTGTAGGGCCGCCATTACCATCAGTAATCGTTAGACGGGGTGTTCCTGAAGCTGTAAGCACCTGTATTTGACGAATACGTGCAGGGCCAACACTCGCTGACCCTGTACCTGTTAAGCGTTTAGATTGTACATCAGAGCGCATACATATCTCCTATTATGCATCAGCGAAAGGAGTAGCGAGTGTGCCTGATCCTAACAATGTGCCAGTAACAAGATATTCTGCAGTTGCAATTGCTGTGACTTCTACAACAGAGCCAGCAATACCACCTGTGGTGGTGCCGTTCATAGAAATGACATCGTTGCTTGCTGCAGGAGCGAAACCCCTAGCTTGAGAAGTGGCGGCGGCGGCAAGAACGAGATTGCCAACAAACTTATCTGTGCCATCTGTTTTTATGTCCAAGTCAGAAGCGGTAGTGCCTACAAAGAATTTGTAGGTTGCGCCAATAGTATCGCTAGTAATTGCTGGAAGAGTTACAGCGCCATCGGCATCATTGATCTCGATAATGCGACCAACGTGATCCGCATATGTAAGAGTTGTTTCTGCTGTGATTGCGACCACTGCGTTTGAGCCTACAGCCGTAAAGCCTCGCTCAGAACGTACTGGCCCTGAGAAAGTAGTTGTACCCATTTTGATCTCCTGTCTTTGGGGTTGTCAGTCATTAGACTGTCAGGGATAAACACAGGATAACACATAACATAAAAAAAGAAAGGGCCGCGTTAGCAGCCCCTTCAAAAGTTCTATTGAACTAATTATGCACCTGGCGAACCATAGATACCTAGTGGGTCAGATACACCGAATGAGTAACGCTCACGCGCTTTATAGCGCACGTTACCTGTATCGAAGTCACCATCCATAGATGTCTGCATTGCAGTACGCACAAAGTGCTTCATGCCGTTTGGAACATCTGTAGTGATGAAGAATGCATCTGCGTCAGTTAGGTAGTGGTTGACACGGAAGCCTTCTGGGATCGAACCATTCGAACGCAATGCGTTGATGTCGTTATCCGCTGTACCTACACGTAGTTCTGTTTGTAGCAAACGAGTTGCAACGAACATAAGCGCAGGCGGAACGATTAGCTTACGTGGGCGAGCTGCAATCAATAGGCCGCGTTCATCAGTGTACGCTGCGATATCAATAACTGCTTGCTCAAGTGAAGTTTCGTTCAAGTCAGCATTTGTTGAAGGTTTGTTTGCGTTTGTTCCGCCTTCCACTGTTGGGTGGTTGGTTGCGAACAAGAACACATTGTCACCTGATTTGAAGGTGTCAAAACCTGTGTTCAACAAGGAAGCCGCTTTAACCTGCTTGGTATACGCCATAGCGCGAGCCAAGGCTTTTGTATAACGAGCAGATAGTGAATCGTACAAGTTGTCTTCCATCGCCTCTTCGGTGACAGAGAATCCCATTGCAACCGTTTCGTGGTTGTAACGAGCTGTGAACGACTCTTGTGCATTGTCGTAAGAAATTGATGCACCTTCTGCTTTTACAGGGGCTGCAGCAAATCCAGACAATTTGACTTCTTCCTCAAAGCTACGCTCTGAGTTTTCAGTTTCATAAATCTCTGCATGTTCATTTTCGTACTTGTCGTACTCAAGTCCAAACAATGCATTGAGACCAGGTAGTAGCTCTTTGAGGAGCTGGGCGCGTGAAATAGCCATTATTTAACTCCTTATAAGCCTACGTTGTTTGTCATCTGATGCGCACCAGGATTGAACTTAACAAGAACATCTGGATATGCGTCAGCAGGATCAGACACATGTGCAACAATGCGGAACGCTGCCGCTGTAGTTACAACTGTCGCATCCAATGCAGAAGTAGAGTTACCTGTTACTGTATCACCAGTAGAGGTAGACTGTGCTGATGCAAAGAATGTGTTTGTGCCAATAATGGTTTGCGCTCCTGCACCATCAAGCTGCGCTTGGAATAGTACGTTTGGATCGTCAACCACATATGCTTTGATCGCAGTATTATTGCTGTTTGTACCAGACGGATAATACTGTGCCTGAACAAGTTGACCTGAAGAGTTTACATACTCACAACCAACGAAGACGCCGATGCCGCCTACGCCTGTTGTGCCTGAAATGCTGTTAGTGGTCAGGTCTGCACCTGTACCAGTAGCCAGCGCGATATACCCATCGGCCCCAATGATAACAACTTGCCCATAGAATAGGTTAGTTGCTTCACCAGCAGGATCGATGAGATACTGGTTTGTTGCACCAGCATATGGCATTCCATCCGCACGGCGGACTGGACGAAGGCCATAAGGAGCTGCTGTAGTAGCCATAGCTCTATTTCCTCACAATCTGAGTTTCAACCAAGCAAGCTCCCTCGAAAGGTTACTTGCCAAACGATGATCGTGTGCTTCGCTCTGGATTCAGAACGGGCATACGAGGGTCTGAGTTACGCAAGTAGGAGTTGTCAACAGCTTGCATCTGGCTTGCGGCCTGATAATTCTGCGCGTCCCTTCTAGCTTGCATATTTTCGGTTGAGTTCTGACATAGCAATAACCCACCGACCTCAATATTGTCTGTAAATCGAGAATCGATATCAGACACAACGTGAAGGTTTGGATGATCCTCTTTCCGAACAGGTGTCCATCCCTCACGAAATTTGGAAGAAACATTCGTATTGTCACTCTGCCCAAGTGTTGATGTGCGAATCCAGCGGTACTCAATGCCCTCTCTGGGTTCGGGGGTAGGTAACATAGAAGGTCTCTGCCACGACACTTTGCGTTTAGACTCTTCACGAGTCTCTGTAGAGCGCGAGGTTCTGTTTGTCATTTGGATGCTTCCTTCATTAATTGCGCCGCATATTGTTCATTTGACAGACCAAGCCGCTTGGCGAGAGAGGCTTGCGTTGAGGTCAGCTTAATCTTGCGAGGTTTTTTGCCACTTCTAGCGGCAGGGGCAACCACGTTACCCGCCTGACGTTGGGGTGCTGATACCCCTATGGACCCATCGTCAAACTTATCTGGAAACACACGGCGAACCGCTGCGTCGATTTCATTGTAGTACCGTTCGCTATCTGGAGCAATACCGTTTGTTACGAGCTTTTGATGAAGCCCATAAGCATAACCAGTCATCTCAGAATCTTTTTCAAACCAGTCGTTTCTCTTTGCCCACTCCAAAGCACGATCACTTGGACGTGGGGGTAGAGGCGTTTGCTGCTGATATTGAGGTTGTTGTTGAGGCTGAGGACGCGCTGCAGGTCTATAGCTATCGTAACGAACCTTTTCGTTTTGAAGTATCGTTAGTTTTTCCTGTGCTTCAAGAAGCGCTTCAGGGTCTCCGCTTTCATAAGCAGCCTTATATGCAGCCTTAGCTTTATCAAGTTCTGCTGAAACTCGACCCTTTGCTTGATCTACAAGAACAGACTCACCCTGCTGTAGCTGCTTTAGAAGTCTTTCATTTTCTTGCTTCACCTGTTGAGCATATCGAAGAGCTTCTTCCTGAAGGCGAGAGGCTTCTTCCTTAGCTCTGCGCTCCTCATGGTACTCAAACTTTAGCTGCTTGATGCGCTTTTGTACGCCTTCACTGTATGACTTTACTTCATCGTCATCAGGCACATTAGGCTCTGCGCCTTCTGCACGTCGAGGCTTATCACGATCCTCTTCAGGAGTATCGTCTACAACTTCAATCTCAAAGTCTGAATCGTCATCATCTTGATCTTGCTGTGCCTTTGCAAGAGCCTCTGCGACTGTTTCATCCTCGAATTCTTGTTCTTCTGCTAGATTACTCATACCCGTGCGTATCCTCTTGGATCATCAACAACAGCCTCAACGGTGTCATCGTTAATAAGTCTAAATTCTTTTCCATGAATCTTGAACCTTGTGCCTGAATAAGATCGGAAAATTACAAAGTCGCCTTCCTTGCAGAAGGGTCCATTTGGAAACTTGTCCTTATCTGCATAGCAATCTGGGCCAAGACTCATAACAAAACCAATAATAGATGCGGTTTCTTCTGCGGACCTAAGTCCGTCAGGCATAAATACCCCACCTTCTGTTTTGTCGCTGACTTCGGGTACGCCAATAAGGATTTTGTACCCTTGTGGCTTTGGTAGCTTAGAGGCTACCTTCTCTTCTGTAATTGTGTTACCTGTATACATTTCTGTCCTTGCAGTGATTTAAGGTTCACAGTCACCTTGCGCGGCAACGCCACGAGGTCTCCCTGTTTCGAAGGATAGCGAAAAAAGTTCTAAGTTTCAATATATCTCTTTTCGATATCGCTAAGGTCTTGCTTTATGAACTGTAAAGCCTCGTTTCTTCCCACCAAACGATTGTACATTGCCATGTCCTCAGCTTGACCAGATGCGAGGAAGCCTTTTATATCTTCCTCGTATTCTTCAATCTTACGATTTAGTAACGTGAAAACGTCATTCATCTCCCTTCGTTAGCTCCTTTGCTATTTCTATCCCCAATTTTGCACCCTCTTTTTGATCTTCTCGCTGTGACTTATCCAAGTCTGTGGCAAGCTTGACCCCCAGACGCGCACCCTCACGTTGATTCTCTGCCGCAATGCGCTCTACTTGAATTTGTGCATTTGAACTTTTTGCCATTGCATCAAGCTGCAACTTCTGAGTGTCCATCTGAATCTTATGCTCAAGCTCTTTTGCTTTAAGCTGCAACTCTTGTTGCTGCATTTGGACCACTGGGTCTTGCTGCTGCTTCTGAATTTGCTGCTGCTGCGCTTCTGCCTGATCTTTCTGAAGTAAC